CCAACACCTGATCGTAAACAGTTGTAGAACCAGCAGGAACCAACAATCCAGTGATAACGTTTGCAGTACTTGCACCTGTAGTAGATGAAGTCAAACCACCACGCATGGTAGGATCGTTTAGGTATTTCCAGTCAGACTTGTAGAAGTCATAACCACGACGGAATCCACTGAACCCAAGGTTCAATGCCATGTTCACATCGTTCTCAAACAAACCAAAAGAGGCAGCGTTAGCAGAACCTGAACCATTGTAACCATTCAATGTAGCCAACATGTCGTCGATGTCGAAACTGAAATCACGATTTACGAAGATTACGTTCTCTTCGATAGAACCCTGTTTGTCCAAACGAGAAACGATAGAATCGAAGTCAGCCAAAGTGGTTGGGTTACCACCGCCCCAAACGTTTCCACGGTCGTTCACAACATAGAACACACCTTCAGAACCTTTGAAACCAGCAGCAACGGCACCAGAACCAGCAACAGCAGGAACTGCTTCAATCATAGCGGTCTCCAAGTAATCTTCGAAACGCAAACGAGTCTCGTGCTCAGACTTCAAGTACCACAAGAAACCAGATGCTCCGTTTTCAGTAGTAACTTCAATCCATCCGATCTGAGCCATGTCAGAACCAGATACAGCATACTTGTCCTTGATGATGATAGGGCTGTTGTCGAAGATTTCATCTTCTGCTTCCAAAGAACCTTGCATTCCGTTAGTTCCTTTTTTGAATTCAGAACCGTAGATGAAGATAGTGAAAGTGTTACCAGAAGATGCGTTAGTCATACCGGCTGCTTCGTAGAAAGCAACATCGATAGTAGCAGAAGCAGTGTTAACAGCAGTAATGATACCTTTGTTCTGGGTAGGACCAGCAACGTTAGGAGTGATCACAACAGTTTGGCCTACACGCAAAGCGATAGTACCAGCAGTCAAACCAATAGCAGCACGGTTAGGAACCAATACATCGTTGATAGTGAAAGTTGCGGTATCGGCTGCAGTCAAAACAGTTGTAGTACAGTTGATGTACTTAATGTGCAAACGGCCTTGTTCAGCCCATTTGATCATATCTGAGTTTGATGGCATTTCGGCGCCAACCATACGCAAGAAAGAAGAGATAGTACGATTACCGTAACGCTCAAATTCTTTCTCGTAAGTATCAGGAAGATACTGGTTCAAGAAGTTGAAGTCGGTAATGTAGTTAGTAGATAGGGGGACCTGCTGCGCACTCGGCTGCAGCTGATAGGTCGGGGTGGATAAAACTGCCATTGTAGTTTAGTTTAGTTTTTAGTTTTTAGATTTTTTTGATACTTCGGATTTTTAAGCCTTTGCCGGCATCAGGATCAACCACTTTAACCTGGAACCCGTCACTCGCCATCGGCTGGGGTGATTGTCTCTCGCTCATATTAATGTTCTTAATTCTGCGAGTAACATCATCAGTCGCGGCTGATCTGCCTTGTTCATAAAAGTACTTGGCAAACCTTTCGGGATTCATTGCTACCGCTAGCGCTCTATGATAACCTGTTGCATCATTGATCATCCCATCCTTATCCAAGTACTTCGATATGAAGTTCGTTGGTGTTAGTTGGGCTTTCTTCAATTCAGCAGCATCCCCCGGTGTAAATCGTAAAACTTGGTCGTCTAACTTAAATTCAAAACCTTTGAACTCATTGTTAAATACCTCGTCGGTCTTCTTTGAAAACCACTCACGCTTACGCTCGGCTTCTTGATCCATAGTTTTTGCCTGCGATATATATTGCTTGTAAGCCTGCAATTCTTCTTTTTCTTCTGGAGAAACGTTCGCCGTACTTGACTCAAGGGGCGTTTTGTATTTCTCTTTTTGAGAGTTGAAGTACTGTTTGGCTTCTGCAACCATTTTTTTCTTGGATAGTTTGGCTCTTCTGATAGTTGAGTCATCGTCCAAGTCCTCATTGTATGAGTAGTCTTCCATCATGACATCAATATCATCATCATCCAATCCATCCTGTGTGGCCTTGAGGTAACTGCGAAGGACATTGTCAGGCTCCATTGTATCGAAGTCTTCCTTCAACTTGATGAAGTCTTCAAAGCCTCTGCCTGTTTCCTTGCGGTAATTCAAGTAGGCTGACACATCCGCGGGCAATTGCTCGTCGGAACGTTCAGCCACCAAATCATCAAAAGAATTGATTTGCTTGTTGTAGCGTTTGCTAATATAAGAAAGAACGTCTTGCTCTTGAAGTTCAGCCTGTATCGGTTCGGGAGCCGGTTCGGGATCTGGTTCTAGACTTAGAGCGGGATCAACATTGTTGATTTGCTCTTCGTGTTTCTCTAGCAACTCTCTCTCGAGTTCCTGTACTCCTTTGGCCTCAATAGCCTTTACTTCTCTTACTTGGATTTCCATTTTGATTAGATTTAATTTTTACAAATTTATATATTTTTTTCAATATCGTTTAGCGAGGCTCGAACACCGACAAATCAAAGCCGTCCAAGGTATCTTCACTAGACTCGAAGTTGATTGGAGGCAAGTCATTCTTGCGCTGATTTATTAGCTTCGATTGCTCGCTGTTCTGCTGGCTTATTCTCTTTGACTTAGCATCTTCTTTAGATTTCTCTCTATTAGAGATCTGCTGCTCGTCCATGCCAGCAAGAGTCATGTTGTATCTGAACTCCTCGGCCATCAACTGCTGCTTAAGACCTGCCTCTGCCTTCAACATCTCAATTTGGAAAGCCACCTCGGCTTGTTTGATCTGCATCTTGGCTTGGCTTTCTGCTTGAATCTTCTGAAGGGCAGACTGTGAAGCCATCTGTTGTAACTCCATGTTCTGCTGTGCAGTCATCTGTTGCTGCATCATAGCCATCTTGTCCTTCTGCTCTTGCAACTTGACACGCTTCACCTTCAGCAATTGGTTTGCCATCTTAAGGTTCTTAATCTCACGGATGTCAATTGCATCCTCAAGATTGATGTCACCCTTAGACAAAGCCATCTGTATGTTGGCTTCTAACTGAGCGCGTTCTTCTTCGTCCGGTGCTATCTCCAAGAAAATACCAAAGTCATAAATGTACAAGTCCTTGATTTCGTTTAAGATAGACACATTGTACTTGCCGATACGACTGATGAAGTCATCTTTGAAATCAGCGTACTCAAGAATGTCAGCCACACGATAGGTCAATGCTTCCGCGATTGATCTGAATATGTATAGACCACCCTCTAAGATGTGGCGAGTTGCTGTGTTTGAATTAAGCGCAGCCAACTTCTGTAAGCCAACCAATGAGTTAGGGTCTATACTACTACCATCACGGGCCTCGTTGAGTCCGGTGGCGGTGCGTATCATGTCCATGTAGTGGTTGTAGTTTGCGATTAGCATCTGCGTTTTAGCAGCACCAGAGTTGGAAGTCAACTGAGTGATAGGCACTCTTGCATTGTTGAAGTCCCCATCTTGGGTGTAACTACGACCGATAACACTACCTGTTTGGAAGTACAATCTCAAAGCATCCTCTGGATTGTACGCGTTTCCTGTACCAAGATCCACTTCGTTAAGACCATCAGCATCAATGAATACACCATCAGGTACTGTACGAGCAATTACTTGTTGTAACTTCAAGTGAGTCAACTGAATCAAGTCAGTGAAAGGAATCATCCTACGCACCAAAGATTCAATCGCTCCCTTGTACATACGCGGAGCGCATGCTACATAGTTAGGTAATGCATGTTGAGAAGAAGACTTTGGACGAACCATGTTCTCGGACATCTTCCACTTAAGCAAGTAGTTTGTCCCCATGACCATGACACCTTCGTACCAAACGTCGATAGTTTTTTCTATACGCTCAAACTTCCCATCCTCCATCATCTCTGTTGGTGGATTAAAAGTATCTTCTTTTTCAATGTAACGAACACCACCGCCCTCTAGGTACTTCTTCTTATAAACAATCTTCTTAGTGGTTTTATAATTAAAATATAAAAGGGTGGTCGTGTCTCTGAAGAAAATGCTGTTCTGATAGAACTGGCCTACGTTGTAGTAGTCGTACCAGCCCTGACCGCTCTTGGATATTTCTTCTAATTCTGTGTTTGTTAATTTAGGATCTATCTTCAGTAACTCTGTGATAGGTACTGTTTTAATCTCTCCCCAATAAAAACAATCTTTAAAGTATGGGTCTTCAGTATAACTGTAAACCACGTTCGCTGGGTCTACATAAGATACTTCAACGCCAGATCCCAAAAGGAATTCATGTTTTGCTACACCAATACCAAGTACGGTCATATCATAATCGATACGCTTTCTCAAGTCGAGATACTTGTTCTCGTCAAGGATTGTATTGATGGCTTCCTCTTCTGCAATCTCAATGGCCGGCTTATAATTCAACTGCATGTACAACGACAACTCTTCGTCATTGTTTGGCAATTGCTCTGGATCCATGGTGAATGCATTGATACCTGTCTTGCTTTGGATGATTTCCAAAATGTCTTTAGACACCATCTGAGATTCAATAATGTCTTGGTACTTGCTACGCTTGGCTTGAGACATTGCGTCTTGGGCGTAAGCCTTTACCTTAAACATACGATCTGACATACCGTTCACAACGATATCCACAAACTTTGGGATAATGGGAACCGGAGTCCAATCTAAGTTCAAATAAGAAAGATCACCATCAATGGCGAGTTCGTTCTTGTATTTCTGGGTGGACTGCTCTCCACGAGCATAGAGCCTAAGTCTATGGAAATCTTTCCATTGGCCATAGAACCTACACTGATTGCCGTCCTTACGGAACCATTCGTATTGTATGGCTTGCCCTATTTGTAGCCCATACTCATCTGATGCTTTCTCTGAGTCAGAGACAAACTGAGTTGGGAATCCTGTTGCAGTTATGTTAATTAAGACATCCTTCATCGAATGAGTTCACTTGTATTACCTTGGTTTGTGTACCTAGCAAAAGTAATGCTTATTTTTGATTCTTTTTTTTCTGGCATATATAGGTGTTTCTGATTTGCCATGATCGCCAATCCCGAACTAATAGATGCATCAAACTTGGTTCTATTTGATATGTCAAACTTGGCCCAATCCTCTAGCGTTTTATTGAATGGCATTGACCCAATCAAATCCGGATCCCTGTATTTACCCTCGAAGTCAAAGCCAACGTGCTTCTCAATGTATGATTCTATTGCTGATGCATGTGACTGCCTAACGTCTTCCGATGAGTTTGGTATACCACCCAACTCCCTTTCAGTAGCAGATAACTTATGAAGTAATTTGTCGGGCCTGTTGATACTGTATCCACGGTACCCCCTGTTCTTCAAGTGGTACAACAATCGCGGCTTGTTGTTCTCCGCTAGTACCGGCATACCATAGAATACCAAAGCCATAAGCACATCCTCGAAGAATATCTCCGCGGTCTGTGGTCTTGATATGTATTCTAGGAAGAACTCGTTTGATGGCGCATCATCCATGTGGAACTTAGTCATCCCGTGCAACGCGCCGTTTGATCCACGTCCGTCCACCGTCGCTGAGATATCATATGAGTCACAGCCAAACGCACCAAGGTGGTCATTGCCGGGATACTTCATGCCATTGCGCTCGACCATTCTGTTTTGGAACTTCTGATTTGGAAGCCAACTAACTAGGAACCTGCCCTTATTATCGGGTGACCATATCACTTTGGTATCCTTGATTCCATCCTTCCACATGAAACTACCTCGCGTTACCATGTGCGCTAGCACCTGTGAGTCATTGTAATCTATCTGATGGTATATCTTGGTCAAGTTGAATAACGATTGCTTGCTCTCGTCTCTAAATGCGTGAGACTCCGTGCGCGGGAACTGACGATAGAATTCATTCAATGCGTCTGCATCGTTCTTCAACGAATCCACTTCCGCCTCCCAGTAATCAATCGCGCCATTCTTCACCATGCCGTTGTCAACTCCTTTGACCGGATTGCTCGGTGCTCTGAACACAGGCATCCCATATCTGTCAATGAATCCCTCCATGTTCCATTCCATTGGAATGAACAATTTATACAGCCCGCTCTTGGTCTGGTTGTTGGAGTTCCTCACCGCAGCATTGGAATCTTCATATAGTTTTTTGTAATTATCGCCACCTTTACTCAAGGCATTTGACGTAGAACCCATGATACACTTGCCGATGATTCTGCTACCCACCCTCAAACACGTCTTGGTTACAGCCCAACTATTGAGGATGTTGTTTGGTCGGGTCCACTTGGCTGATTCGTCATGAGCCAATAGTAGTAACTTCTCTCCATCATAGGAGTTCTCTTCTGTGTTACGCCAGTCAATGGTGGTATCCAATCCATCTACCTCGTCCATCGTCACATCGTACATATTCTTCTTGGTGATTTTCGATGCAGGTACGCGGTACGCCAATTCTGTCTTTGGCTTATCCATACCATCCATCACCGGCTTGAAGAAGAACGGATACTTGCTGTTGATGGGAACTACCTTATCGGTAAACATCTTCTTGGCATCGATACCGGTCTTGGATAGAATACCAATCCTTGAGTTCTTTGCAAGCGTAGCCGTATTCACTACCTCTGACGAACACATGAATGAAAATCCTGAACGACGTATCTTCAAGTATATCATACCAAAGGATCTTTCGTCAGCGACGCATGCCTCCCAAAATATGTAGAATATTCTGTTGGCTTCCCTATAATCAGGATACCCCACGTCAATACTAGCCCATTGCAAATACATCCAATGGCTGCCGGTCATGTAAGTGGGTACGCCATCGTTCATAAACCAATAACCTTGGTCTCTGTAATCGTACTGGCTCTCCACATAATCAATCCAATTGTCTTTGAATCCCGATGGGAGTTCGTTCCATTGAAAGATGGATTGTATTCTCTGTAATTCTTTTGGATACTCAGCCCTCTCCCAGTACTGATGGGATGGCTTGGGGCTTCTTGAGTTCACTTTCTCTGGCTTCAGCGGTAGGGCGATGATCAGTCCCGACACTTTCCATATCTCCCCGATCTGTCCTGTCTTTGAGATAACGACCATATCACACTGCTCGTTGTAGCCGTACCTCCATCCTTTCACCGCGTTCTTGTGGTTAAGGGTGGCCTTCGGAACGTAATCAACAAGAACCGTGTATAAACTATTTTGATCGTCTCTCTGCAAAGCCACGTTTAGAATCTGATTTTTTGGGGCCGTTATTAGCCATGTCAATATTCTCCTTCTCAGAAGTGATTCGGTTCAGAATATCGAATGCATCAAATATAGCCAACTTCTTGGTTGCTGCCGCGTTCTTTAACTTATCGGCAGACAGATCGTCATCTTCGCCCGGCTTAATGATATCTTCTTCGGCGACCATAATCAACTTGTCGACCGCGGCATATCCAGCCTTGATGATCCTTAGTTTGATTTCATCATTGTCTATCATACCCTGCCTTTCAAGAACACCACTTGCACTAGTCTTGCTCCTTCGTCCTTGCCGAAGTTCTCAAATATGTTTCTAGAGTGCGCGAGTTCTGAATCAAATATAATCATGCGGTTGTACTTGGAGTAGAACACACATGACTTATTCCCGTCCTCGTCGTAGATGGTAGTACCGTCTTCTTTTGGATGAGTCTTGCTCAAGTAAAGGATCGCAGTCACATCGCCCATCATATCATCCTTGTGGATGTAGTTGGGTTCTTCCTGCCCCTCGGGAGATTTACGCACAAAGTTAAATGCTACGTCGTAGTCCGGCCCTAAAGAAGCCATTACTATACGAGCAAACATGTCGTGGCTAGGACGAGGCTGAATGTTTTTGAATACCTTGTCACCATCATTCACGTCTATAAATCCCTGCTTGTTGATGTCCCTTACGTACAGATCGGGATCAATCAATACATTGTCTGATACTATGAAGTTCATAATTTAATTGTTATCTGGTGGTCGAATATCCTGTACAATCTTTCTCCATCTACCTCAAACTCGTACTCGCTTTCGGGTTGGAAGCAAACGATGTCCCCTTTGTTGACACCCTTACTCAGTAGGTATTCATTGGGATACCACATCTGCCCCATCAACGGCTCGTCTTTGAACGGCTTGAATATGTGAGAGTGCTTTGCAGGTATGGGTTTGACGAAACAATATCTGTCGTATGTGTGCCATACATCTGCGTGTTTGAATAAGAAAAATTGGTCAAGCTCGATGAAAAATAAATCTTCACGAAAGAAACTTTTCCCACTCTTGCGGTTTCCCCGCATGTCGTTGTAGAATTTGAAAACATTGTGGTGTACTAATAAAATATCTCCGGGGACGATGGGGCCTCGGTATCCCCTAGGAACTTCAATGACCTCAGCCTCTCGGTTGGAGAACTTGTAGTCCTCTTCCGATGTGCTAACGATCACTTCAATACCGGCTATCTCTTTGGTATTGTTGTATCGTCTTCCCTTAACTGGTCTTGCGATAAAATAGAATGGTGACTGCATCAATAGTTAATGTTGTATTCTATGGATACAGGAATAGTGGAAGAGAACTCTTTCCAAAGCACCACCTCATTCTTGGGGTTGATGATATAAATCTTAATTGATTGTCTACGCTCGTCGTACTTGATTAGATGTATTTCATTGGTGTCATTGAGAACCTTTTGCCCAACGATATAATGCATCGCACCCCCCTTGTAGTCCGGACCAATCGCTATTTTTCTGATGTCCATATTTCATTTGATTAGATTAAATTTAATTACTCGTACTATTATACTACACTGAAGTTCATCGTATTAACGAGAATATCAGTAGCATCGGTTGTATTGACAAGCCATAATTCTATATAGTCGTTGGTCGCCAATGTAATAAATCCCTGTGATAGGCCAGATGCTCTATCAAGGGTAATAAATGTTTTGGTAGTTGTATTCACCTGCGGTGTTGTACCATTCTTATATATGATAGCCTCGATAGTAGCATCCGAACCGGCTGTGCGATAAGCAGTAAACGAAACACTAGCAAATACCGTAACAGAACTTGTTCCTGTATATGTCAATCGGTTGTTAGATGGCATAGTAAACCCAGACAATACGCCTGATGTTGTTGTACCCTCCACCTTTACCGGTACATTGACAGTAGCAACAACAGTGTCAGTGGTGTTGTTGATCATATACATCTCTGCATCGGGTCTCAATGCCAACACATCGGAGATCGTGAAGTTAGCAGTTTCGTCGTTAGCGGAAACGTTTGTTCCGATCAACTTGCTAGATACCCCAAGGGGTGTGGCGTTGGCGTACTGTGAAATTTTCATTTTGTTATTCTTTTTCCTTCTTTGTTATCTCTCCGGTCTTCATGTTTATGACCGCATCCTCACCATAGAGTTCGATCAAAAGTCTTTCGTGGTTGGAGAACTTCTCACGCAAGGCTTCCATTGCACTTAATGCAGCGTACTTATTCATTTCGAAATCAGCGATGCTCATTCTCAAACGCGTGTACTCTGTGTTCATTTGTTGGATTGTCTCCAACTGCTCTTGAGTTAATTTCATTACCACAAATATATGGCTTTTTTAAAAATAAAAATCCCCCTTGATTACAGGGGGATGGTAATGATTACTTAGCGGCTTTCTTCTTTTTGAATTTTGCTGCGTCCAATACTTGGTATTGGGTCTTGCCACTTGCCTTCACGGCTTTCAACAATTGCTTGCGGTTGCCGGTTGATTTGTAAGACACGTGCACCCAGTCAGGGTTGGTGTCGTTGCCGAACTCCCAGATGATCTGGTCAAAGTCTAAGTTGTTGACGATGTAAGAAAACAATTCGCCGTTCTTGCCATCCAAGTCAATGTCAACTGCCTCACCAACATTGTGCTGGCTGGCCTTAGCACCACCAATGAGTTTGTTCAACTCCGGTGAGCGGTAGCCGCTGCTGATTTTGATCGGGCATTTCATACCATCTCTTAAAGGTTCTAGTACTTTTTCACACAAGGTCTTTAGGTTCTCAGCCACTTGTGGATCTTTGGGGATATTTGGAATCCCGTTTTTAATTGCTGTTTGACTATAGGTCAACTCACGCAATGAGAAGTTTTCAGTTAGGTTCATCTTATACAAAAATAAAGAATATTAGTCCAATAGCAAGTGAGACGCAAATGCGCTTGAGTTTGTGGATCTTGTTGTCCTTTTTCTGCAACTCATCGAGTAACTTGGTTTGTATCTTGTCCTGCTCGGCAATGACTGCGCTGTCCACCTTGCGGAACTCCCGGCACAGGGCCAAGTTCTCTCTGGCTTCTGCTCCTTTGATTAGGTAGTGGTTACTTGCCGCAACTATCGAGGAATCGATGCATTGCGATGAGGCGCTTTGTGGCACCGCAAGAAGTATCACCAGCAAGAGTGAGGTATATCGTGTCATATCTTTGATCAATAATGGTCTGAGTGTCGTGTAGTTTCTTGTACTTGAGTTTGATCTTATACAAAGTATCCAACTCTTTCTGCACAATCCGTATTGCAGGGCCATGGGTTACCTCCTTTATTTTTGGCACGGCAAACTCTAGGTATACCATACCACAGAAGATTAGTAACAGTAGCAGCAATATAGATGCATTACCCTTCGACATCGTTTTTCTTTCCGCTGAACTTGTCAATGGATGTAAAGCCCAAGGATAGGATTGTAATCCACTCTACGGCTTCCACTAGTTCTTTTGATGGTGCAATGTCAATATGACTATAAGAGTTCAACACAAGTGTTGTGAATAGCACCAATGCACCAATGATGCCGACGAAACGTTTAGACGACCACTCGCCTTTGTCTCCTTTGAAAATATCGAATATCTTTTTCATTTCTGATTTTCTTTTAACATATCAATAAACTGGTCACGCTGTTCCATCAAATACTTTTCTCTTGCAATCATACGTTCACGTTCAGCGTCCACAATCGTATTGATGTACTCTTGTTTTTCTTTGACCACTGAATCGTATCGATCTAATTGCTGTTGGAATATTTGGTTCTGATAGTATAGACCACCAATCATGAGTATGATAGTAAAGGACTGATCCTTTAACTTGTCAACGAATGTAGTGGCTACTGTGCTCATCAGCCCTGTCCTTTGTATTTTTTGACATAATTTTTAGAAGTCTTCAATGAAGAGTTCTTCTTCTTTGAAACAACGCCGGGTCTTTTGGTAGGAGCCTTTGGCTTCCACTTGGCTGTCTCCTTAATTGACTTAACCTTTGTTGCCATCGAGCTTCTTTATTTTCTTAACCCAGTATATAACCGCCAAGATGCCAGAAGCAATACCAAGAAGCCCCACACCAAGGGTAACCACAGGTGTATAGATTTGAGCAAAAGTAACGACAGCGGATGAACCCGATATTGCGGTGGCGATTGACGCCGTTGTATCATTTAAGTGTTTCATTTATTGTAGGTCTTTTATCTGGGAACTTAGTATAGAAATTTTCCATGTACATGGACTCGCAACCTTGGAATGTATGCACAGCCGATTCAGGCCATACAGCATGCTTGGCAAACTCGGTTGGCACTTCGGTGTAGAATAGAATATCAACTGCCCATTTCTTTGATAGGACTGCTGGTGTTACTACCTCCATATCTTTTAGGACTGCCGGTGTGATAACGATATTGCCCAACTCAACAACTGCACAATCAACCCAAGAGGTGATTTCTTCACCTGTTGGAGTTAGGGTAGTTTGCTCTATTAACTTGCGAAGGGTTGCCCATTGTGTAGGGGTAAACTCGAATTTCAAAAAGGTTTTCATAAGGTAGTAAGTGAGGCGAGTTCTGCGTTTGTTAGGCGGGTTGGGAATATGATGGCTTCTCCAATTCCAGAATTAAAAGGTAAGCCATTATTAAAATAACTGCCTATATTTAACTTGCTTGTTGCGGGTATAGTTACCGAAGTATCCGTAAACAAAAGAACGCCATCTAAATAAATTACAACATCATTTGATTTGTATGCCAACGCAACTTTGTGTCTACCCGTTGAAGGAGTTGAACCTAAATAACTTACAGTTGTTGAACCTGATGCCGTTATAGTTGCCTCCAAATTCCCAACACCATTCGTTAAATTTAACAATAACAAATTATTACCAGTACCATCAGACAAAGTGCAAAGCATATTATTTGTATCATATGAGCCAATGGCGTTAAATTCACAAAACATCACCCCCTCCGTCTGCCCAATCAAACTACTAATCCCCGTCTTAAAACAAGCATCCGCCACCCTTGTGGCACTTGCTGATGTGGTTGGGATGTAGGATGTGGAGTAACTGCTTATTTCTAATGACAATCCCCACACATAACAACTTCGAGTTATTCCAGCGGTTGAAATTTCATACCAACCTCCACCACCACTTACACTTGTACCCGTTACACTTACTCTAAACCATCCATTCCCGTAATCCTCAACTTTGCCACTAACTCCAGTATAAGCCCCGCCTGCTCCACTAAATGTTGCAGTTTTTGCAAATACATTAATGGTTGCGGTTAATCCACCAATAACACCATCCGACATATTAAAATATAAAATTTCGCTACTTGCAAAATTGTTGTTTTTAACAAACAAAGACATTGTGTAGGTAGTTGTTGCGGCTACGGTTTGATTTCTTAATCGGTAAGCATTTGCACCCGTAAACGCAATTAAATCCGCATTCTGCGTTCCGTCAGGGCTTGTTCCATCATTTGCAGTTACTGTTGTATTAGATTGACTTGTCAATGAATTTGTAATGTCTTCTGAATATGTTATTGTGTTCGTCGACTGCTTCTCCAACAACAAACTTGGACACCCGCCCCCGCCATATTGATAAGTTAATCTTGGTACATTTAATCTGTCGGTAGTGGGGAAATAGGGTTTGGCGGTTGAGCCGATGTTAAATTGTGCGCCCCAAATAAATACCGTTCCACTTGCCGTTGGTGTTGTGTTTGCAATGTTGCTAAAACCAACAAACATTTCAACTCCAGCACCTGTTTTTTGTATTTGACATCTATACCAACCATCCCCAACACTTTCAATAGATGCTGAATCAAGATTTGATGTTGAGGTTACTACTCCCGTACTTAAATTGAAAATTGCAATTTGAGAAGGGCTGCCTTGCCCAAGCATATAAACAAAACTATTAGTACCCGCTTTTGCATAGATTGAATAAGTATATACATTAGTTGGCAAAGTTCCGAGTGATTGATAAATCCCCGAATACTGAGCCGTTGTTGCATTTACTGTGTCAGCGGTTAATGTGCCATTTGGCGCAGTTGTACTATTTGCAGTAATTGTTGAGGATTGTTTAACCCATCCCGCATTATCAAAAGTTTCCGATTCTTGAACCAAATTCCACGGCACAACCTCCACCAAGCCATCGAAGTTAACTCTTGTACCGTTGCTAGCGCGTGTAAAGACCATGTCCCCGCTTCCATCTAAGGGTATCTCTGAATATACAATATCTTCGGCGTACCCACTGGGTATTAAAACTAATGATGCCTGTTCAAGTAAGTTACTCATGTTTGTCTCTTTTTATATTACGATTAACGTGGCTGCATAATGGACGCAGATTTGTATAATGGTTCAAATATAATATATCTTCGGGACTTTTTGCGGAGGCTAGTGGGACGATGTGATCTACATCCCATCCGTAGTTAAAATCCCCATTGTACAAGCCCTTGTTCTCCCATGTCATCCACGCCTCAAACTGAGATTCAATGTGATCCTTAAGTTCTGTGTAAGTACAACCAATAATTTGTTCAGTGGTTTTAGATTTAGATTGACCATTCAGCGCTTTGATTAATAACTTTCTCATTTGCACTTTCATCCTATATACTGGATCAATCTTCGCTCTGTCCTTTCCGTACTGGTTCCACCTCTCCTTATTCAACTGGAAGTACTCTTTATTTTTTTGCCTAATAGAGTCCGCATTGTCTATCGAATACTGCTTGACCCTATCCATTATGGAGTCCCTGTGTAATAGGTAATAATTTTTTGATTTTTCCGAAGACTGACCGGGGTTGTTTGCTCTATTGAACTTATCCATCATGGCTTTGCATCCCCTACAAACTTCTTGAATTCCACTAGCCCTAGTGGAGTGCACTCCAAAATTAGACAAGTCCTTTGCCTTCTCGCACTTTGTACATATTTTCAATATGTCTGTTGCGATATGACCGAAGTCATCGTAAAGATTTACAACGAAAGTTGCTGTATTGCCCGTGTTGCGCATGCAGATGCTTCTTGATAACCGCCGTCTAGTTGTACCCTAGTCGAGTATTGGCTAGAGAGGTTATAACCGCTCAGTTTATTTATCATACATCCAACTCCTTCTAGGTATCCGCCAGCGGCAGTTACCCTGTCTACGTATAGGTTGGCAATATAATTAGCCCCATTGTAGAATGGGTACATAGATCCGACCGAATTAGATATACTGATCTGCATGTCTTACCACATTGCTACAATGTCGGTGGCAGTAGTGCTGGTAGAGTAAACTCTTAGTACCTGCACAGGAACAAACGTACCTCCGTTGATTCCAACAAAAGTAACGTCATCGCCGCCAGCAGTTAATACACGAACGTCGCCGAATCCGCCAACGTATAATACGCATCCATTGTTTCCTATTCCACTCTGGGTGGAAACACTAGGAATATCCACTGTATCACTCGGTGTTACAGTAGCCGCTCTACTAATCTGAAGTTTCTGATAGGCCATCGCTTTGTTCTTTGGTACAAATATATGGATTTTAAATAAAACAAAAATACCACTCTGTGATTGGAGTGGTATTGTTTGATTGTGTTGTTGATTGTGGTTACTCTTCAGTGATCTCACCGAACTCTACATCCGGTTGACCATTGATGTGTTCCAATGCTTTAACAATGTTTGTTACTTCGACTAAGCCGAAGCATCCCTTTGAGATTGCGATGTGCAATGCTTCCGATACGATTTGATTTGCTGTTTTATTGTCCATGATTTTTTATGCTTCTGTTACTGGGGCTGGAGCCCATGGTAGTGGCTGGCTTTGAGGCGTTACCGGAGGAGAAATCTGGCTGTCGATCTGCCCTTGAATACACGCTTCAAGATTAGATACTCCATCAACGCCCAATTCATCTTGAATCCAAGCAATAACGATGTCATTGGTTAAATCTTCGTAAGGTACGAAAGGGCTAATGCTCTCTGTCGAGAACCTTGCGATGTTTGAAAGGGAGGCGGTATAAGTACCATCTACTCCTGTTACCTCGTAGTTAGCGATAACTACATAATTTTGCTCACCATCTACCGTTTCGGTATATAGGGCGGTTACGTTCCAAGTGTATGTTGTCATGATTTACGAATTTAGTTAATTTTATGCTTTCATTAAAATTTTGTATGCAGTTCCGTTAATACGAACACTCCAAGTCGTATCTGATGCGACTACTTCGGTAGTTACTGTACCAGCGGCAACGGCTATACTACCTACGCAAAACTGATTAGAAGCGGTAGCGGTTGCTTCATATCCTAAAAGAACTGAACCACTAAAATTACCACTTTTACAATTATAACCTATACCGCTATTATAGTTTCCCGATATATTATCTCTTAATGCAAAATAACCAACTGCATTATTTTCTACACCCGTTGTGTTAGATGATAGTGCTTCATTACCTAAAGCGGTATTTCTTGCACCTGTACTAACCCTCAACGCCTGATACCCTATCGCAGTTATACCCACTCCACTCGTATTGCTATACCCTGCCTCAAAACCTACGGCTACGTTGTTAGAGGCGGTGTTGTTTTGTAACGCTTGTTGTCCAATCGCTAT